TTAAAAGACGTATCATCTTCGTATTCCGTCTCAATGCGCATAAAGCCAATGCCACAACGTACAGACGACAACGCAGCAGAATCATACACAGAATCCGCCATGGATTCGTATTCAATGTTCTTTATCAATCCCGATAAGATTTCCGCCACATCCTCGCTAGATTCACGGTCCCCTGGAATCACCTTAATTGCCGGCGTGTTCATGCGTATATCATTCGCAATCTGATTCACCACAGACGAAAGCCTGTCAATGGTAAGCGCCGTGCCTATAGGCTTCTTAAGACCAACCCACTGCGCATCCGGTTCACCAGACAAAAACATCATATCACGCTTGGCTTCATCATATATTGATGACCAATAGCCTTGATCTCTGTCAAACTTATCCTTAATTTTCTGGACTAAATCTTCGTCTTTCACAAAGTTTTTCCTTTATTTTGTTTATAGGCTATAGTTAAAAAAACCTTAAAGTCAAACAAAAATGTGGTCTAACCGATACTGGGCTAAAACATACTGGGCAGGCAACTACTGGACACCCAACACCACCACGCAAGACGTGGAATTGTTAGGCGGCGGTGGATACGTATACATTCCTGCACACCAAAAGAAACACAAAGTCCACATCGACACCATTGTCACACAAATCATCACAAAGCAAATACCTAAAAAGAAGATCAAACAAGACCTAAAACAACTTTCCGCCCTGTTTAACGTCTCAATCAAAAAACCCCAAGACATTGCCAAGATAGACAGGCCATCACTCTTAAAAGAAACAAAAGCCTTAGAGATACTTTTAAAGATTTACTTAAACTTTGTCATCAAGGAAGAAGACGAATTGCTGGTTTTACTGTTGTTGCTGGACATGATTTAACCTGCACTCCAGTTTCCAAACGTATCCACAAGCCTTAAAGGCCTAGGCTCTTCACGTCTTAGGTTCTTAAAGCCCTCACACGCATACCGTAGCGCATCAATGCAGTGATCCGATTGATTCTTTGCAAGCTCTGGCAACACCTTCCCGCTGTCTTTATCCGTGGCATAGCTATAAAAGGACAGCTCGTTAATCGTCTCTTCGCAACGTGGATGCACCACAATCCTGTATCCCTTCAGCAATTCTATCCCTTCAATCACGCTATTCTTGCCTTTCAGGCTTGGCATCACCTTAGGGAATCCATGCCGCTTAAGATGCGATATGGTCTCTGGCCGTGATGAATCCGCCACGATGATATACCGCTGGCTTTCAGGTATGCTCAGGAACATCTTAGGCATGTCTATTGTCTCACACTGCTTAAGAACAAGCTCTTGGTCTATGTATAGTGTGCGCTCTTTGAGATAGCAGCGTATCAGGACCGTGGGATCTACACTAAAACCAAAGTCACACCCAAACTGAAAGACAGCATCCACGTCAGTATTAAAGGCCTTGATAGTCCAGTTGGTGAACACCGTCTTTTCGTCTGGATCACTTGCAAATTGACCAAAAATAAACCGTTGTTTTTGTTGCTCATTCATGTTCTCCATAAGCTGTTGGATATAGTCGCTGGATATGTTCTGCACGTTATCGGCAGGATTTAGCACAAGCGATACATAATCGGCAGGCGTGACGTGCTTTTCCTTGCTGTAGTAGTTGATCCCCTGAACAAACATCGGGAAAGACCAGTGAGAGATATGCGGTGGGTTCTGGTCATAGAAAAACTTGTTTTTAGCCGCGCTCTTCTGGCTTAGCCGTGAATACATAAAGGAAACGGTGCTGAACATCATCTCCGAGCATTCATTAAAGTATATGGTGGTGTATTCATTTCCCAACATCTTTTCCTTTGCGCCTTCATCCACGCCCATTATCTCAATCATCGATCCGTTGGGGAAGGTAATTGTCATCTCTGTCTTATTGATCTTTAATTCAGCATCAGGATACCTGCTGGCTATCACATCCTGAATAGTGCCAAGCCATAAAGACCGCCTTGCTGCTGTCTGGGTTTGCCTGATAATAGCGTGACGCGTTTTGTCATACTTTAAAGCACGGATGAACACCACATGAGTCAAGAGATACGTCTTGCCAGAACGTGATCCTCCGTAGAGCATGACATGCTTTGCATCGCCACTAAGTAGCTTTAAAGCCTGTTTTTGCTTATCGGTCCATTTGATAAGCATTAGAGGTCCTTTTCATCCGGTGCAATGATAATCGGATTACCTTTCTGCCCACCGATATTGATTTTTGTGGCCTCATTAAACCCATACATCGCGTTTAGCTCTTTTAAAGCCCCTGTGGCACCTTGTGCATGGTTTTGGTCCCTAGCTAGCTGGTACGTGTCTAACAGTGCCGTCATGGCCATCTCACGGGTCCAAACAACGCCTTGCTCTGCTCTTGCCTTGAGATCAGCTATCATATCAGCGACGTTACTCTTTGTACTTTCTACGTATGCTCGCACGCGCTGTGAGTTTTTATTTGTTGTTTTTGTGTCGTAAGCATCACGGTAAGCATCAACCTGTTTCATTCCTTTAGCAACGTTCCGAGCGAATTTCTCTTGCTTAGGTGTTAGCTTTTTCTTTTTGCTTTTCGTCGGCTTTTTATCATCATCCATAAAATCCTCCCTTTTGTGTATGTATGACAACAAAACCCTATAAAATCAAGCCTTTTCTTTTTTCCTATTTTTTTTCATTTTTTTGCATTTTCCTGTTGACAGGCTGCAATTATTGCAGTATAGTATCTTTAATAACAACAACACAAGCGTTCAACACTCAACAAGGAAACCAAATCATGACAACCGAAACGATCCAAATTCTGCTTATTGGCGGCGCGTATCACATAAAAACCAACAGCCCAAAAACTTTTGAGTTGTTCGGGGCCGATACTTTGCCGACACCGTTCACAACAAAAACGCCTTTGGCCGTGGTTTTGGAAAAAATCAAAGCTTTGAACCCTGAAGCGCACGTTTTTGCGTAAACAACAAAGGAAACCAAGCCATGACAATAACCTTCACCGCAGAAGTATTTGAACCCAATTTGAACATAAAAAAGGAAGCCCATATCAGGTATTCTAAGATTTGTAAATGGGCCCAGAAACGCTACACAAAAAACGGCGTGCTAGTGATACATCATGAAAACAAAAGACCCTCCACATTCTCTTTGATCGAGCAGATGGTTTGGGACAAATATATTATGGGCAAAACAAAATAAAAAAACTAAATTTAATTAACAAAGGAAACCAAGATCATGACAGGATTTAAACCTTACCCTATCAAAGAAGCCCTAGAAATCATACAAAGCGCGGAAAACGTTTATGTTTTAGGCCAAATATCTTTTAAAAAACCAAGCCCAGAAAGCAAGTTACGCCAGTATTCGTACTGTGTTGCCCTATCCAAAAAGGACAAAGCTGAAATGATCAAAAAGTTTTCCGAATGGAGAGACGATCTAACAATGGACCTTGAAATAGACGGCGAAGAAATCTGTATTGGATAACACCATCCTAACCTTTCCTTAACCCCTTTTGTGTATTGTGTCCAAACACACACAACAAAAGGGATTGTTATTATGTCTTTTCTCGAAACCCTATCCGTGATTGCCCTAGCCTTTTTTGTCTGGGGCAGCCACTAAACCAACACAACACAAAGGAAACAACGACTATGTTTATTCAAACCATCCAACTCTCTCAATACGAAGCCGCTTTGCAACTTTTAAAATCTAACCTCTACCCTTGGGGTTGTGACCCTGAGGCGTGCGTTGCGATTGCTGAATATCTTTGGGATCAATCCGAAGAAGTCGGAGAACGTGGCACGCCGTTCAATTTTGACGTGGTGGAACTTACAAACAACTGGGCCGTTTATGATGACCTCGATGCCTTTAACAAAGACCACAACACCACCTTTGAAAACGTCGAAGACATAAACTGTTTAACCCAAATCGTCCCACTTTCCGGTGAGCGCTTTCTTGCCGAAAACTTTATTTAAAGGAGAATAAACCATGAACCCCAAAATCATCCTCCGAATCATCAAAGGCAACAAAGGCGGATACGTTCCCGCCTATATCGTAAAGTCACAAGGCAAAACGCTGTTCACCAAAATGGAACGCGTGGAATTCATCAGCAAACAAGCCGCCCACTACTACGGGCAATGCATCATTAAAGACGCCACACAACTTGGATATTTCCCCGTTTAAATGATGCAATTTCTTCCTTGACATCCTGCAAGTATTGCAGTATTGTATATCTATCATCAACAAAAGGAAACGTTTATGACCATATCCAGTATCATTCTAACAATTCTAACCATTAACTGCTTTGGCTTTGCCGTGCTGCATTATCTGTCCATCAGACAAGAAAGACGGACTATGGAAGAGATCAAACGATTGCATGAACGTTGCGCCGAAAACAGCAGAGCATATTTGCGCTTGGAGGCCAGAATCACCACGCTTGAAAAAGGACAATAACCATGACAGACGAAAACCCCTTAAAAACTCATTGCCTTGACGCACTAGAGGAACAACTTAATCGCAATCTTTCTGAGACAGAACATGAAACCCTAGATGTGATCTGCAATCTTTTGCCGCTGTATTATCACAGCCGCACAGGCGAGCCACTTTATCCCAAGGTCAATGTTGCTTTTTCCGGTAGGAAATTCATTTTGACATGGGCCTTGCATGGAATTGTTTACAATTCATTTTCAATAAATTTTGGTGACCAAATTATAACAAACTATGTCATCAAAACACCGTATGAAAACCATGAAGTGCATCAAAAATTCTATCCAGACCTAGATCAAAGAAAGGAAATGGAACCAGCCTTTTTGTCGGTCCTCTATAAGGCCTACACCGACTTTTTCCTCGATCCCGACTATGAACCAAAGCCCCAAAGGAACCACCACAAATGACACCCGAACAATTTAAACAAGCAAGGTTAGACTTGGGCGTTAGTCAGACAAGCCTATGCGCCATTGTGGGGAAATGCGTTCGCACGATCCGATCTTATGAATCGGGTGAATACCCTATCCCCAAATCCATGGAACTTCTTATCAAGCATCTTGTCAAACAAAAGGACCAATCCAATGATTCAAAATAACATCCTTTCCTACCAAATGATTGACAATCTCATCAATCAAATCTTTGGACAAACCGATGACCGCGAAAAACTGCAAGCCTTCGCCGCCCGTATTCTGCTAGAGCAACAGAAACTGAATAGCCCATGCCTAACCAACAAATTTGGCAAAGAACACGCAGAAACGTCCTACGTCTCGCCAGAATACAACCCCTGTAGTCCTTTTAAATTCCCGATCATGACCCACCAAATTAAAGGAGCATAACATGAACACCATCTACATCCAAAAACTCCGCGACCTTGGCTTTTACACGCGCTGCATGGTCCACATGGAAGAACACGGACACAAAGCCCTCTTTGTCCACGAGGAAGGCCGTAGAGCAACCGTAACGCTGGCAGAATGCAGAACAGAGATCAAGAACATCAACCATGACCTGATGATGCTTAAAACGTCCCTACCGCGTGAATGGACAGAACACTACAAAATCGTATCGTGAGGGGAATATGAAATACGGACAAGAATTGCTCGATTTAGTCAACTATGTTGCATCATTAAAAAATGAAAATTATTTTTTTGAGATATATATAGAATGCCCTGCAAAAGAAAATATCGCTTTTCGTTTTGTATCGCGCACTGTTTTTGACCAAAAATATCCAGATTTTGCAAACGTTCACGAAATGCTTTTTTGTAAATCAGAGGAATTAAATGCCGATACCGTTATCGCTTGGTTGCACCAACAAAAAAACAATCTTGACCAAAAAATAGCAGAAATCCGCATAAAAGAACAACTTAAAAAACAATACAAATCCTCCAAAAGAAAGTCAGAAATATGAAAAGCCCAGCCTTTTACATCATCCTTGATCTGTTTTTTATCCTTTTGTCTTTGCTGCTATGCTCAGGCTTTTTATACCTGCTGAAACAAGATAATGGCACGGCTATACCTTGGCCTATGATCTTAGCCCCTCTGGGCGTTGGCCTAGCCAGCCTGTGCCTTTGCATTGCCCTAGCATCCCTTGCCGATTCCATCCACTTCTTTATGAAACGGAAACGCAAAAAACAACCCGAAGAAAAAAACGTTTACTCAATCTTGGACTAACACCATGTACGTCAATCTATGCAAAATTATTGATTTTAAACTTAAACATAAGTTCACCGTATGCTTTTGTAAGTACGTTAAAAACGTGGAAGATCATTTTTTGTTTCATCAAGAGCTTTACAAACGACATACGAAACAAAAACCTACAGATTTATTTTACCAACCACCAAACCCACAGCATAAAAAATACTTTTCAAAACAGTATTTTATTGAAACATTAAAAAAAGACTATGCCACATCTATGGCCGTGGCTTACGAACATAGCGTTTGCACCATTGGTATGAAAAACGGACA